CAGGAACTCCTGATTTCCGACTTCCGCCGACGAAATGACGTTCTCATGGAACCCGCCTCCCATGGCCGCCGCGATCACGCCCAGGTCGGACTGATGCTGCGACGGAGTGAACGCCCGCCACGTCACAACCCCGCCTTCGATGGTCGAGGCGTCGGTGTCCCCGACAAAGACGTCGTCGATGTCGATATCGCCATGGCCAACGCACATCATCAGATCGAGATATTGCACGCCGTTGTAAAGCTGACTGTTCAGGCTCGATTGCGACCAGCTAAAGAAGCTGTAGGGCTGAGCCACATAGTCCGGCGTCGTCAATATGGTCCCATAGATCACCGGGATCGGCTCACCGATGCGCGCGGCGTTCTGCTCCGAGGCGACATCAAAGACGGAAACCGGAGAGCGGTTGCCCTGTTCCATCTTCGGCGCGAAGAAATAGTTGAGGGCGAACGACGCGCCCGCGATGGCAAGCGAAATCGCAAGGTTGATCGCCAGCGCAGAAAGCGAGATCGGCTCCGCAGGCATCAGGGCGATCACTGCAACGTCGTCTTCCTCAACCTCATAGTCCAGATCGTCCAACGGCTTCTCTTCGCCGTTCACGTAGAACCGGATCGGCATGCCGAAGCCCTTCGGATGCTCGGCTTGCAGCCAGTCGATCACCGGCGTGCCGGTGGCCAGCGGAAAGATTTCCCGCGTATGCGGCGAGAGTGGGTTGCGGAGCAATACTAGCGATGCCATCGCCAGAACTCCGTGTGAGGATACATCAATCGAAACCGAGACAGCGGGTGCCATGCTGAGCCGAAGGCGCGGGAAGCGTGTAGGACACCGCCCGAAACAAACACGCCGACATGGTGCGGTCGCCGGGTGCTGCCCACAATGGCGATGTCGTAGTCCGCCGGCACATCCACCCGTTCGGTGCGCCCACCGTCGATCTCGCCCGCCAGCGCCGCAGAAATGGCGCGTGAGGCCCCTTGGTGGCCGGGGGCCCCCTGATACCAGTCCGGCAGGGAAACTCCGCGGGCGGCTTGCAAGACCGCCGCCACGATGCCGTAGCAGTCGAATGCGTCGGGGCCCCTTGCCCCTTCCCGGTATGGCAGGCCGATGAAGTGATCGAGGTTCATCGGCGGAGCCCCGGGAAGTCGCTGAACTTGTAGAAGGTGAAGGGAAACGCCCGGTTGAGGACGTCCGTCCGGGTGGCCGTGGCCGATACCGCGTCGCGCGTCACCTGGACATTCGTGATGATGAGGGACAGCGGCGGCGTGTTCTGCGGCGAGGTCGAGGGCGTGTCGAGGTAGACACGGTAGACGCACCGGATCGGCTCGCTGGGCAGCGCGATCGCCGCCTCGAGCGGGTCGATAAGGTCGCGCCCGATGTTGGCGATGGTCAGTGCCATGTCCTGCTGTCCCTGCCCGTCGAGCGTCGGCAGCACGATCTTGAACGGCATGGGCCTGAACGTCACCAGCTGGCCGCTCTCCAGCAGGAATTCCCATGCCACGTTATCGTTGGTCACATAGTAGGGCGCCGGGAACAGGCTGTGGGTAAATGCCAGCGTCTCGATGAACCGCTGCGTTGCGGGCGCCGAGGCGTAGATTTCCTTGAGGGCTGCGGAGATCGCCATCAGCGCCCCGCCCTTCTGAGCCCGTAACCGCGCTCGACCGCCTGCGACAGGATGTTTCCTCCGCGCGCCAGGTCCTTGGCGATCTCGGCCTTGACGATGTCGATCTGCAGGCCGCCATCAGCGCCTTGCCGCGTCCTCACATCCGCGCCCGCGTAGTTGTTGACGGTCACGTTCATGGAGCCGCCGCCGAGCTTGTCCATCGGCGTGATGTTGGCGGGCCCGTGGATGATCTCCGGGCCGCGTTCGCCAGCGATGCCCCATTTGCCGGAGCCGAGGTGCCCGCCGTCGCCATAGATGCCGCCGAAAACCATGCCGCCGAGGTTCAAGCCGGCACCACCCCCGCCGCCCAGCGAGCCGATCAGCAGCTTGAACGCCGCGTTCACTGCCAGTTCCGCCGCAAGGTCCGCCAGGGTGGCAAGGATGTCCTGCGCCATCGAGGCGAACGCCTCTTTCACGCTCATGGTGCCGGAGATCAGGCCAGACAGCGCATTGGACAGGCTGCTCTGGATCGTGTCGCCGATCATCAGCAGGCTGTCCGAGAACAGGCCAGCTTCCGGTGTGGCGGTTTTGAATGCCTCTTCTAGTGCCGAAACTGCTTCGCCCGCGCCGTAGATGTCCTCCAGCGTGCCGGGCGGGATGATTTTTTCATCCTTCGTCTGGCTAAGAGCGGGCGCTTCAACGAGCTTCTTTGCTGTCTCGACTGGCAGATCGCCGCCGGCAATCGTGATCTCAAGCGGTGCCGGGTCGATTAGGCCAAGGCTACGCAGCGCCTGGGTGATCAGTTCGATCTCCCGGCGCGTCGATGCGATTGTCTTGCCGATTGCATCCCAGAGCGGCTGCAACCATTCAAACCACTCGGCAATCGATGGTCCGGTCTTGACCAACTCAATCAGCTTTTCGGTGAGTTCCACCAGCTTCGGAATGATCGGGCCAATCGCCTCCTGGATCAGCCCGTCAAACGCAGTCTGCAGTCGGGTCAGGTTGTCGTTGAAATCTTCTGCCTGCTTCGCCGCCTCGGGCGTCACGACGCCACCCAACCGCTGCAGTTCCTCGCCCGCACCGCGGATCGCCTCGCGGCCACCGTTCAGCAGCGGGATCATGTCCGCGCCGGACCTGCCGAAAAGGGCAATGGCAATTGCCGTCTTGTTCGCGCCATCGCGCATGGTAGCGAACTGTTCCGCCACGTCCTCGATGATGGCCGCCGTAGGGCGAAGCTGGCCCTGGGCATCCGTGGCGCTGACGCCGATGGCACGGAGAGCCGCACCCGCGTCGTTCTCGCCGCCCGCCGAGATCTCGGAGAGCTGCCGCGAAAACCGCGCCAGTGTCGTCGTCAGGCTATCGAGCGAAACGTCTGACAGCTTTGCCGCGTATTCCAGCTTTGAAAGCTCATCGACCGGAATGCCGATCTTCTGGGCTGCCTTGCCCAGATCGTCCATGCGTGTCAGCGAGCGGCTGATGGCGATCGACAGGCCAGCAAGGGCGCCGGCAGCCGCGCCAGCCGCACCGATGGCGAGCCCCTTCAGGGAGTTCGACAACCCGGCAAGCGTGCCCTGAGCCTGCTTCACGCCATTGGCGAATTGAGCGGTGTCAATTCCCAGCTTGACGTTGAGGCTGCCGATCTGCGCTTGGCTCATTGGATCGTCTTCAACTCCGCTGGGTCGCCACCAAAGGCGAGGAATATGGTTTTCATGGCAACGACATGCTCTTCAGGCGTCTGAGCCTTGCCGCGCGGAGACTTGCCGCTGATCAGCAGCGTGTTCAGCTTCGGCAGCTTCTTGGTCCGGTCCAGCGCCACGATGTGCCAGGCCAGAGACATGCGCTCGTCCGCCTCGCGCTCGAGCCGCTTCCGGGCTCCGCGCATCTCACGGTCGAGTTCTTTCGGCGTGATCTGCCAGAACCGCTCCGCGTCGAAGCCCACCGCCACCCATTGCAGGTGCATCTCGGCCCAGTCGGTGCGCGGATCTGGCCCTACCTGTTTTTTCTTGAAGCCCCGGCGGCGGGCTGCGGGAACGCTTGCGACAGCGACGCATTGATGGCCTGCGCCGCGGCGGCAGCACCCGCCTCATGCATGACGTCGCCAGCCTCTTCGATGGTCATCTTCTGGTGATGCAGGAGCCCGGCCCAAAGCACGGCGCGTACCACCGAGATCCGGCCCATGTCGGCCACGATGTCGGTCAGTGGCCTGTCGAGCTTGTCCTCAAGCTCGCAAACCGAGTTGATGGTGAAGGCCAGCGTGTAAGACTTCTCACCCGCCTTCAGCTCGGTTTCACCACGAAGCGGATTGGCCATTACGACGCGGCCCAGGTCGGCTTGGCCGTGACCCGGATCGCCACCGAGGCTGTCATCCGGTCATCGACCGGCGACTGGCCCTGATACGAGGTGACGATGCCGCGGAACACGCAGTTGACGCCGCCCTGCGCCGTGATCTTGAACTGGCCGATCGAGCCCGCCGTGAGGGCCGCGATGATTACGTCCGACGCCGAGGGCACGAAGTTGAGCTCGAACGTCACCTCGCCCGCATTCATCAGGCCCGGAACGTATTCGCGGAACTGATCGTCCGAGTTGAGGTGCGTGACCTCGACCGCATCACGGGCATAGCCCGGCCAGTTGATCGACGTGACCTCGGCCACCTCCACATAGGACGTGCCGTTGTAGATTGCGAAATCAGTGTTGTAACCGATCTTCACCGAAGATGCGCCCATGGTCAGGCTCCTTTATGCCAGATGTTGAAATCGAGCGAGGTGCGGAACAGCTTGTCGGGCGTGTCCGTATCCTCGAAGTCGTCACGCTCCCCGATGAGGAAGCAGCCTTGAAACACTATGCCGGCAGCCGAGCCGCTGTAGCCACTCAGACGGGCCTCCACGGCCCGGGCGACAGCCTTGGCGCTGCCGTAGCTGGCACCGATGCAGTCGACCTGGACGCGGCTGGCAATAAGCCCTGACGGCCCCTGCATGTGCATGTCGCGCAGGCCGCTGATCCGATAGAGCACGATCCGCGGCGAGGCGGAGGCCTGCGGCGAGCGCACCCAGTGAATGCGCGTGCCGACGAGGGCAGCCAGATCCGTGCCCGCCAGCAGAAACGTCCGCAGCGCCTCTTCCATCAGCCCGCCTCGACTGCCAACATTGCGGCGATAGACGCGCGATACTTGACGTCAGCCGTTTTTTTCTTGCTGCGCCCGAGACGACGGGCGGCCATGATGATCTCGTTGCCCAGCTCGCGCCGGATGATGTCGAGCGCCTCGCGCTGCTTGCTGTCCCATGCGGGCCGCATGAACGGCTGCGGGGACATCTTGACGGTGCCGAACTCGACCAGATGGGCGTAGCGAAGAACGCCCTTGGCCGGGCCGACGTACATCTCCGCGAAACTGCCCTGCCCCTTTGCATCACGCCGCGCCTGCCGAAGGGCAGACACCGCCGCCTGCCGTCCAAGGCCCGCGCGCATTGCTGCGGCGAACTCGCCGCTGCCGACCTTGTTCTTGAGCCGCGTCGATACCGCGATAGTCTGGGCCAGTTTGCCCTTGTCCACCGGGGCAAGGCGGCTGGCCTCGTCGGCAATGGGCTGGCCGGCCTTCCTCAAGGTCCGGTGCAGCACGTTGCGCGCGGTCGCCTTGGGGAGTTCCGCCAGCGCCTGTTCCAGCGCCCTGAACCCTGAGGTCGAGACGGTCATGGTCATGGCTATTCTGCCCTCCCCGCCGCAGTGATCTCGATCATCTGGCGGCGCCGCATTTCCTTGACGCCCTGAATGTCCCAGGTGCGGCCGTCGTATTCGATCTGGTCGCGCGGGTCGACTTGAGCAACCATTTCAGACCACCGGATGGTGAAGCGGCAGAGTTTCGCCGCCAGCGTCTCGCCCGCGCGCCAACGCTCGCCATCACTCACAGGGATGACGGACGCCCACACAGTGGCG